TTGCGGAGTCTACCATCCCCTCCTTTCCGAAGCACTCGTTAAGTTCCAAGCAGAAACCGTGATGGAGACCTTACCTCCTGCGGGTCCTGTAAAGACCGTTATTGTTGGCAAAGAAACCCCTGAAAAGTTGGCCGCTGCGGATCGGGTTCAAAAAGACATGAACTACCAGATCACTGAAGAAATGCCTGAGTTTAGACCTGAGCACGAGAGAATGTGCTGGGGACTAGGACTCTCAGGCAATGCCTTTAAGAAAGTCTATTTCGACCCATCCTTAGATCGGCAGGTTTCTTTATTCGTACCAGCTGAAGACTTAATTGTTCCCTATGGCGCTTCCGACTTACAAAGCGCAGAGCGTGTGACCCACGTCATGCGTAAGACCGAAAACGAACTACGCAAACTTCAAGTCGCAGGATTTTATAAAGATGTAGACCTAGGCACACCAAGTACTACTTTTGATGAAGTAGAAAAAAAGATTGCCGAAAAGATGGGGCTACGAGCCACATCCGATGATCGTTTCAAGATTCTTGAGATTCAAGTTAATTTAGATATTGAAGGTTTTGAAGATAAAAAAGACGGAGAAGCTACAGGGATTGCCCTGCCTTACATTGTTACCATTGAAAAGGGAACCCAAAACGTCTTAGCAATCCGCAGAAACTGGAGGCCCGAAGATGAAACTAAACAAAAACGTCAGCATTTCGTCCATTATGGATACGTTCCAGGCTTTGGCTTTTATTGTTTTGGCCTTATTCACCTTGTCGGTGCTTTTGCTAAGTCTAGTACTAGTCTTATTCGGCAGCTCGTGGATGCTGGCACACTAGCCAACTTGCCAGGTGGCTTTAAAACTCGTGGTATGCGAGTCAAAGGAGATGACACCCCAATTGCCCCAGGAGAGTTTAGGGACGTTGACGTTCCTTCTGGTGCGCTAAAAGACAATATCCTACCTCTGCCTTACAAAGAACCTAGTCAAGTCTTATATACCTTAATGCAAAACATTGTAGAAGAAGGTAGACGTTTTGCATCTGCTTCGGATATGAAGATTGCTGATATGTCAGCAAACACCCCAGTGGGTACGACTCTGGCTATTCTAGAGCGAACCTTAAAGGTCATGTCTGCGGTTCAAGCTCGTGTTCATTACTCGATGAAACAAGAGCTAAAACTCTTAAAAAACATCATCCGTGACTACACCCCTGATGAATACGAATATCAACCAGATGTAGGAAACCGCTTTGCCAAGCAGTCGGACTACGATAACTGTGACGTTATTCCCGTCTCTGATCCTAATGCCGCAACGATGAGCCAGAAGGTCGTTCAGTATCAAGCGGTTCTTCAGTTAGCTCAGCAGGCTCCTCAGCTTTATGACTTAGGACATCTGCATCGCCAGATGTTAGAAGTCTTAGGGATTAAGAACGCTAAAAAACTCGTCAAGATTGAAGACGACCATATGCCTGAAGACCCTATTACTGAGAACATGAACATCATGAATATGAAGCCTGTCAAGGCGTTTATGTATCAGGACCATCAAGCGCACATCACGATTCACATGAATGCCATGAAAGACCCAAAGATTGCCGCTTTGATAGGGCAAAACCCACAGGCTCAGGCAATGGCTTCGGCTGCAATGGCACATATTCAACAGCATTTAGCCTTTGAATATAAGAAACAAATGCAAGAAATAATGGGAGTGCCACTTCCTACGGGCGAAGAGGACGAATCAATCCCACAGGATATGGAAGTTCAGATCTCACAAATGGCGGTACAGGCATCCAACGCCTTATTACAACGCAATCAAACCGAAATTGCGGCGCAACAAGCTCAGCAAGCTGCGCAAGACCCAGTAATTCAAATGCAAGCGAAGGAACTCGAACTCAAACAGGCCGAGGAACAACGCAAAGCACTGAAAGACCAAGCCGATGCAGCAGAAGCCGCTGCACGCTTGGAAGTAGAAAGAGAAAGAATTGCCTCTCAAGAACGTATTGCTGGCGCTCAGCTTCTGGCAAAAACAGAAAAAGACGCTATGGAAGTCGAAATCAAGAGAATGCAAGAACTTTCCAAGATGCAACAACTAACTAATTCTCAAACAGGAAGACGATAGTGGATAAGCATTTAGATTACCTCTTAAATGAGTACCGTGACCGTATAAATATGCTCCAAACAGCTATTTCTGCGGGAAATTGTGCTAATTATGAAGAGTATAAGTACGCTTGTGGACAAATACGAGGTCTTGAGTCCGCATGTCTAACCATTACAGACCTCAATCAACGAATGGAGAAATCGAATGACTGAAATACTAATCGGCTCAAATCCCGATGACGTATCCGCAGTAACAACTCTGCCTCAAACAGCAGATGAAAAAGCAAAACAACTACCCGAACCCTCTGGCTATCGCATTTTGTGCGCTATTCCTGAGGTTGATGACACTTACGAGAGCGGAATCCTCAAAGCGGATACCACGATGCACTACGAAGAGGTCTTATCCACGGTGTTTTTTGTTGTCAAAATGGGTCCTGATTGTTACAAGGATGCAAGCCGTTTCCCTACTGGGCCTTGGTGCAAAGTTGGTGACTTTATCTTAGCCAGACCAAACTCTGGCACCCGATTAAAGATCCACGGGCGTGAGTTTAGGATTATTAACGATGATTCTGTAGAAGGAATAGTCGAAGATCCCCGTGGCATAACCAGACTTTAAGGAGAAAATCATGCCTGAATTAGAATTGGAAGCATTTAAATATCCCGATGAAAAGGGAGAACCCGAACAACTAGAAATTGTTATTGAAGACGATACACCTGAGGAAGATCGTAATTTAGCACCAATGCCCAAGGATATTGTTGAAGAACTTGATAATGATGACCTTGAAGCCTACACAGGAGAAGCAAAGCAACGATTGTTACAGGCTAAAAAAGTCTATAACGATGAGCGCAGAGCAAAGGAAACAGCCCAAAAGGAGGCAGACGAAGCATCCCGTGTAGCACAGCAATTGCTTGCGGAAAATCAAAAGCTAAAGACCAAATTAAGCGCTGGTGAGCAGAGCTTGCACTCTAAATACAAGGAAAACATTGCCCATGAACTAGAAAAAGCCAAAGCCGAATACAAGAACGCCTATGATTCTGGCGATTCAGACCGTCTTGTAGAAGCTCAGGAAAAGCTCACTAAAGTACAAATGGACTCTCAACAGATAGAACGATATCAACCTGAGTATTCACAAGATACTTTACAAAATGAAAATAATGATGTACAAATGTCACAACCTCAACGTTTGGACTCAAAAACCCAATCGTGGCTGGACAAAAACAGCTGGTATGGGGTAGATGATGATATGAGTTACCTAGCAATGGGTATTCATAGACGCTTGGAAAGAGAAGGAGTTCCGATAGGATCTGACCACTATTTCAAGGTCATTGACACAGAAATGCGTCAGAGATTCCCAGAGAAATTTGGGGCAGGAGAGACCAAAGACTCTCCAGAGACAGGGACCAAATACTCTGTGAAAAAACCGAGCACAGTAGTTGCGCCAGCGACTAGGTCTACCTCTCCAAAAAAAGTCAGACTTACGCCAACGCAAGTAGCACTGGCAAAGAAATTTAATCTAACCCCAGAGCAATATGCTCGTGAATTAACAAAACTGGAGTCCCAAAATGGCTGAAAACAGAAAACCTCGTGAAGTAGAAACTAGACAACAAGAAATGCGCCCCCAGCAGTGGAAACCGCCTGAATTGTTGCCAGAACCCGATAAACAAGAAGGTTTTAAATATCGGTGGATAAGAGTATCTACTCTCGGAACAGCAGACCCCCGCAACATCTCTGCCAAATTCAGAGAAGGATGGGATCCTGTAAGAATTGAGGAACAACCACAAATGAAACTGCTAGTTGATCCCAATAGTCGTTTTAACGACAATATTGAGATTAGCGGGTTATTGCTCTGCAAAACTCCAAAAGAACTTGTTGATCAACGGAATGCCTTTTATCAAAAGCAAGCCGAAAATCAAATGGAGGCTGTAGACAATACTCTTATGCGCCAAAGTGATCCTAGAGCACCGCTCTTTAAAGAGAGCAAATCTACGGTGACCTTTGGTAAAGGTTAATTTTAATTTAGGAGTTTATTATGGCTTATCCAACCGTAGACGCTCCGTATGGACTAAAACCAGTCAATTTGATTGGTGGTCAGGTCTTTGCGGGGTCAACTCGTTTAATGGAAATTGCTTCGTCTAATAACGTAGGTTATGGGACAAGTATTTTTTATGGCGATTTAGTAAAACGTGTTTCCGATGGAACTGTTGAGAAAGATGCTGGCACAACTACAGCTACACCTTGTGGTGTATTTTTAGGTGTTCAGTTTACCAATGCCTCAACTGGTCAAGTTCAACAACAACAGTATTACCCTGCAAGCACCCCTATTAAAGCGGGTACAAAGATTTTTGCAGTCGTTGCTGACGATCCTGACACATTGTTCAAAGTAGTTTCTTGTTCTGCAACCACAGTCGTGGCTGGAATGGGCATTTCTGCTATTGGTAATAACATTGCTCTGATTCAAAACGCTGGATCTACCATTACTGGTAACTCCGCTGTAGCGATTGATGAAGGTACGCAAAATACTACCAGCAGTTTACCTATCCGCATTATTGATGTGGTAAGAGAAACTGCAACTGGCGCTGACACGTTTGTTGAGTTTATCGTTAAGATAAACATTAACACTCATCAGTACACAAACCCAACTGGCGTATAAGGAGCTTAGAAAATGGCTATTTCACGTGCACAACTACTGAAAGAGTTGCTCCCAGGTCTGAACGCATTGTTTGGTCTTGAGTACGCAACATATGGTGAACAACACAAAGAGATCTACGATACTGAGACCTCTGAGCGTTCGTTTGAAGAAGAAACAAAACTGTCAGGCTTCTCCGCTGCACCAGTCAAAAACGAAGGTTCTGCCATCGCTTATGACAATGCACAAGAGGCTTTCACAGCTCGCTATAACCACGAAACCATTGCCCTTGGCTTCTCCCTAACGGAAGAGGCAATCGAGGACAACTTGTATGACAGCCTATCAGCTCGTTATACCAAGGCTTTGGCTCGTGCTATGGCATACACCAAGCAAACTAAAGCAGCTTCCGTTCTAAACAACGGTTTCACTGCTGGAACTTTTGCTGGTGGTGACGGTGTGGCTTTATTTAGCACCTCACACCCACTGGTTTCTGGTGGTGTAAACAGCAATACTCAATCTACCCCTGCTGATTTGAATGAGACTTCTTTGGAAGCCGCAGTTATTCAGATCGCTGCTTGGACAGACGAGCGTGGCTTGTTAATCGCTGCTAAACCTAAGAAGTTAATTGTTCCACCTGCACTCCAGTTCGTAGCTACCCGTCTCTTAGAGACCCAGTTGCGTGTTGGTACTGCTGACAACGACATTAACGCTATCGTAAACAACGGTTCGATCCCAGAAGGTTATACAGTTAATAACTATCTGACCGACACCAATGCTTACTTTATCTGTACTGATGTTCCTAATGGCATGAAGCATTTTGTTCGTTCCCCATTAGCAAACAGCATGGACGGAGACTTCGATACTGGTAACGTCCGTTACAAGTCTCGTGAGCGTTATTCTTTTGGATTCTCGGATCCACTAGGAATGTTTGGTTCGCCAGGCGCATAAAGAAGAGGGGAGCCAAAAACTCCCCTTTTTTGTTTTACTTGTAGTAAGATTTAAATATCTGGGTAAACCAGCTTATTAGACTGCCCCAGCAGACGCATACAAGACTAATAAGCTTAACTCTGTATGGAGAATTATTATGGCACGTACTACCTTTTCGGGTCCAGTGGCATCCGACAACGGCTTTATCACTGATATTACAAATACCTCAACAGGTGCAGCTACATTCAATGCTAGTACTACTTCTGTCACAATGACGGGTGTTGGCGGCACGGGTGGACGTACTTTGTTTGAGATGGATACCAACGTAGCTTTGGGTTCGTTTTCTAACGCCCTGAAAGCCCAAGTTACCTATGGTGCTACAGGTCGCACAACAGGTTTAGGTTCAGCTTTTGTGGCTGAATTAAGCCTTTCAGCAGGCACTTCTTCAGGTACTTATGCTCCTGTTGAAATTGAGCTTAACTGTGCTTCTGGAGCATCTACTGGCACAAATACCTCTTTAATTTACGCTTCTGTTAATGGTACAGGCGCAGCAACTGTTGATACCAACGGTTATTTGCTAAACCTTGCTGGCGTAACTGTTGCTGGTGCTAAATTAGCCGCTACTGGTACTATTACCAACGTTAATGAGATTACTCATGGACTGCGTGTAAAAATTGCTGGTAGTGATTATTACCTGCTTGCTGCTACTGCTGCTAACTTTAATGCCTAATGGCTGCGTTAGATAAAGCGTACCTGTTGGATTTGAGAAATCAGGCACTTGAGCAACGGCAAAAGTACTTAGATCTTATCCAACAGGCTAACGGAGCAATTGCAATGGTGGACGTATTGTTGACCGAATTAGATCGACAAGACCCACCAGCAGAACATAAAGAGGATTAATTATGGGTATGCAATATGATGTAAAACAAGGACACTTAAACGAAAGTGGTTTCTTTGTTCTTGGACGCAACCGTGTTAAGGCTGTTTCTTTTTTTGGTGGCGGTGGAACTTTAGTGTTATTTGACACGACTTCTGCTCCTGTTACGTCTAGTGTTACTTATGCACAAAGTGGTACAACCGTAACCGTAAGTAAAACAGCGCACGGTCTAGCTACAGGTGATGTAGTCGGTATTCACTTTGACGCAAATACAGGCGTATCCGCAACGGACGGCAATTATTCTATTACTAGAGTAGATGCAAATTCGTTTACATTAACTGACATTAACTCACGCACAATTACAAGTACTGCGGCTATATATGTTAGCGGGGTAAATCGTTGGTTAATGACTTATGAAACGCACTCAACGGACGAGTTCCAAAACGCTCCGCTTATTCCTGGCGAGGGTGTATTAGCAGCTAATGGGATTTATGCGTATATGAGTGCCATAGATTCAGCGCAGATTTACTATGGCTAAGACTCCTGCGTGGCAACGCAAAGAGGGCAAAAACCCTGAAGGTGGCTTAAATGCCAAGGGCAGAGCTTCGTATAACGCAGCCAATCCTGGTAAGCCTGGACTCAAACGTCCACAACCAGAAGGCGGTTCAAGAAAGAAATCGTTCTGTGCCCGTATGTCAGGTATGAAGAAAAAGCTCACATCTGCTAAAACTGCTAACGACCCCGATTCACGCATCAACAAGTCATTACGTGCTTGGAACTGCAAAGAAGGCGGAGCAGTTCGTGGTGGCGGGTGCGAAGTCCGTGGCAAGACTAAAGGGAAGATGGTATGAGTGACACAAAAACAACAGAACTGCCTTATATGGGCAAACCAAAAGATTACGAAAAAGATGTTTCAAACTATCAGATAAAAGAAAATGTTGATAGACGTAATTTAGCTCCATACGAGAAAAAAGGTAGAAGTGGTGGCGGTGGCGGTGGCGGTGGCGATCCAATGCCTTTGGACAAAATGATAAAAGCCAAAAAGTTTAATTACAAATCAGGCGGTAAGGTATCTTCTGCCTCTAAACGTGCTGACGGTATTGCAGTTAAAGGTAAGACTAGAGGACGAATGGTATGAATATATTGGAACTTTGGACTGGTGGACTTACAATATTTATAGCGTTTATTGGATACGTCATGCACGAAAAGTTCAACGAATTAAAACGGATTGATATTTTATTAAACAAAACCCGTGAGGAGGTAGCACGTGATAACGTCACTAAAGCAGAAGTTGACCGCATTGTTGAACACATGGACGCAAGGTTTAACAAACTTGAAGACAAAATTGACCAACTTATTAAAAGGTAAGTAATGCCAAG